TGGAGAAGGAAGTGAGCTTAATTTGGGTTGTATGACTCAGATTGTTGGAACCGTGTTTATGATGCCAGCTCATTTTCTTATTTACCTTAGAGATCGCCCCCCCAAGACCATTTTGTTCAAACATTCAGCCAACGATAAGATTGTGATCAGACGAGACTATGAGAATTTGTTCCAGAACGAGGTTTATGTAGAACACTACATTTCAGAGGACCAAGTTGGAGGAATGGATGTTGTGTTCTTTATTATCCCCGAGTTTATGAGATCAAAGGACATAACAAAACATTTCGCCACTGAAGCTGATTTAGCGAAGATGTCAGAGAGGAACGTTATGGGAACGTTATCTGGTATTGACGCTAGTAAGAGTGGAGCTGTTTTTCACGACCGCGACCGGAGAGTGCAAGTTGCTTTTGAATAACCATCTAGACTATGTCATGGAAGGTGAGAAGAAGAGAGAAGTTGTGTCAACATCGATTTGCCAGTACCGCATTCCGACGAAATTCGGAGATTGCGGTAAGATTGTGACCTTGAACACAGATGCTATTCAAGGAAGGATTGTCGGAATACACGTGAGTGGTACTGTGACTGGCTGGAATTACGCCCAAGTAATCAGCCAAGAGACCATAATGACCGTGTTATCCGAAATGCCCAAGATGGCCCAAATTGGACTGTCTTTAGACTCTGTGCATGAAGGTGAAGGAGAGCCAATTGATGCAGGCTTTATCCACCTTGGAAAGATCAAAGTGCCAGTTACACAGAGTTCGAAGACGTGCATTGGCCCTAGCAAACTACACAACAAGATATCGCCAGCGACTACGAAACCTGCGATGTTGAAACCGACCATGATTGATGGTGTTTTACACGACCCATTGATTGAAGGAGCGAAGAAGGCTGGAATCCCTTGTGGATTAGTGCCTGAAGACGTGCTTGAACAAGCTTCGAGAGATGTGTTTCTAAAGATTTCTCAGAAGCACCCCAACAGCGAACCCAACCGTGTTCTTGATTACGAGGAGGCTATAAGAGGTATCCCCGGAGATGAGTACTATCAACCAATTAATAGAACTACATCACCGGGATATCCTTATATGACTGAGACCCATAAGAAAGGACACAGAGGGAAGACGAAGTGGATGGGAAAGCACGACTACGATTTCGAATCTGAGGAAGCGATGGACTTGAGGAGAGACACCGAGGAGTTGATTGAGAAGTGTCGAAACGATGAGCCTTTCGAGGTGATTTGGGTTGACACGTTGAAGGATGAACG